GGCTGTGTACCCCTGTGGGTGGTGGTTATGCCGCTTGGTGGGCGGCGGGTTTGTTGCTGTTTGCCAGTTCGTCCAGCCAATCGGCCAGATCCGCCAGGTGTACCACCTTGGGTGCGCGCCGGCCTGGGTAGGGTTGGGTGACCTTCAGCGTCACCTTGCCTTCGCGCATCAGGCGCTGCAGGTGCTTGGTGGTGATGCCCTGGAAGTACTCCTCGCGCACCTCGGTGAGGGTGAGCACCTCTTTGTTGTGCTTGGCGGTAAGCCTTTCGAGCGTGGTGATCATGCGCGCCGCTCCGGCAGGTGCTCGAAGCGGGTGCGGATGATCTGCACCAGGCCGTCGATACTCTTGGCCAGTTGCCGGGTGACCACCACTCCAGAGGCGTCGGTGATCACGCAGCCGAAAGGCACGGTGGTGTCCTGGGTGAGCGTGACGTACGGCACGTGGCCGCGCGGGGTGACGCGCACCAGTTCGGCGTACAGGCGGCCGAGGTCGTCACGGTGCGGGTTGGCGTGCTCGATGCGCTCGATGGCCTCGGCGGCGACCGCCTGCAGGTCGCGGGCGCTGACGACACTGGGGTGGTCGATGTGCAGGCGCACCAGCTTGAGGGCGCCGATAGCGTGGGTGAGGGCGCTGGGGGTGTTCATGCCTGTTGCTCCGAAGGTTGCATGCGGGTGACGGGCACGCCCATCTCGCCGGCCAGCCAGGTGAAGCCGGCCTCGGTGACCATCAACACGCCATAGCTCTCGTACTGGTTGCGCTCTGGCACCCAGCGTTGGCGCAAGTCGCAGTAAATGAGGCTGCGGCCGTGGTAGCGCGGGGTAACGGTGCCGTCGTGGTAGATGGCGCCGATGCTGCGCAGGTGCTCACGGATGGCCCGTTGCGGCTTGCCCAGGAGGGCGGCGGCTTGCTTGAGCGTGCGGTTCATGGCGGCGTGCCTCAGGCGGCGCGGCGTGGCTCGGCGCCACGGCTCAGGCGTTCGGCTTCTTCGCGCAGCATGCAGATGGCAGCGTCGTAACCGCCGCATTGCGAAGGCGCACCGATGATCAGCATCACGCCGCCGAACGGGTGCGGCTCACGCGCAGCAACGCTGCCGAGCCGATCGCGAACATCGGAAGGCAACGACCATTCAATCTCAGGCCAGCTAGTGGTGTGGCGTTCGAGGTACCAGATGGCCTTGTTCACGTTCTCCAGCGTCTGGTCTTTCTGGTCGCGGCGGAACAGGTACTTGAAGGCGTTGCCCAGGCAGAACGGCAGATGCTCGGCCACCTCGATGCACTCGACGCCCGACGGATGCCCGGTGTAGTGCGGCGGGTGGTTGACCATGTCGGCGCTGTCGCCGGTCTGCTGCTGCAAAACTTCAAGCGCGATGTCTTCGCGAGCAAATACGCGGCGGTCGAACGGCCCTACCTTCACCGGAGCCTGTTCTGCGGTCTCTGCGGTGCCGTTGGCGATGGCTTCGACGAAGTCAGCCAGGTGCTGGCTATTGGCGCTGTCGCCGCTTGGCAGCTTGATGCTGTGCTGGGCGGCTCCGGCGCTGATGACGGCCTCGATAAAGGTATCGGCGGCTTCGATGTGCAGCTCGATGCGGCGTTCGCATTCTGGGCGGCGCAGCAGCAGGGTTTCCGAGCCGCCGCCAGCGGTCAGCAGCATGCCTATGGCTTTTTCGGATGCGGTGGTGAGGCTATAGACGCTCATGCCGCACCCCCGAAATCACCGAAGGATTCGCGGGCGGGCAGGGTGTTGGCTTGCAGCTGAGGGCGCGTGCCGATGATCACCACCAGCGTGCCGGTGGCCTGCTGGATGGCGTGGACGTGCCCTGGATTAGAAGCCGCTGCCGGGTGCAGGTACACCGGGCAGCGGGGTTGGTTGTTGGCTGTGTGGTTCATGTCGCGTTCCCTGGTAAGTGGGTACGCGACAACAATACGAAAGCGTATTGATGATGTCAATACGTAAAAGCATTGATTTTTGGCGTGAAGTGCGGCCTCTGGATTGCTAGATTTCTTAGCTGGATTTCAACTGGATGAACGCCGCCATGAGACTCTTGGTCGCTTTGGTGCTTTTGGCACCGGTAGCCGCTAATGCCGAGTTCTACAAATGTACTGGGCCTGATGGTCGGGTCAACTTCACTGACCAGCCCTGCGGTGCCCGCGACACAGCGCATACGTTACAAGTAGACCCTGTAAGTAGGGCGAGGCAGGAGGCTGAAGAGAATAGGAAGGCATTGAGCGCACGTACCGATAAATACCTTGCTGAACGGAAGGAAAAATATCGGCTTCGCAGATATAGCTCAGGATTGAGCATAGGGCTGACTAAGAATGAGGTCCTGAAGAACCCGATTTGGGGCTTCCCGGATGATTCAAACACCACCTCTACGCCCTATGGTGTTAAGGAGCAATGGATATACGAGACGGATCCGGATAATCAGTTTGAGCGGACCTACATTTATTTTGTGGATGACATACTTACGGTCATTCAGGACTAGCGCACTTCACTCAGCTCCTGCGCCGATTCATCCAGGATGCGGTAACCACGCCGCAGATGTGGGTGTCGTCAGGAACCTCGATTATTCGATTAGGGTAGTCTCGATTGACTGCGAGCAGGTGGGTGCCGTCAGGCGTCATCTGCAGGCGCTTGAAGGTGGTCTTCCCTTCAGGGGTGCGAACTACCACATCGTCGCCGTGTTGGGCGGTTAGGGCTGGCTCAACGAGGATGATTTCCCCTTCGCGATAGTCTGGGAACATGCTGTCGCCGACTACCCTTAGACAGAATGCGTTTGGGCCATGCGGCATAGGGCACTCTAGCCAATCTTCGGCATCGCCTGGCTGGAAGATGTCAATGGCTTCACAGAGGTCCCCTGCTTTGACCCATGAAATCAGAGGGACTTTACCCAGTATCTGTGGGCCTTCGGAGACATTCTCCGGCATATGCGCCGCAGCGGAGTAGCGGCCGGTGGTCTCGGCCGTTGCCAGGCCGCTCCAGAGCCAAGCGGCTGTTACGCCTAGAGCCTTGGCTATTTTCTCGACGTTGGCCTGCCTAGGGTTCTGTGATTCGCCGCTTAGTATCCTATGCACGGTTGGCTGAGGAACACCTGAGCGCCGTCCGAGCTCTCCTTCGGACCAGCCGAGCTCTTCCATCTTGCTGGCGACACGTTCAGCTATGCGCATGTTGGCTCTCAATAAGTAAACGTATCGGCAAGTGTATTGCGCTGCTCAATACGACTGCGTATTATCAGGTCAATGCGAAAGCGCATGGGTGATTGATATGAGCATTCAGGAAATGATTTCAGCGCTGGTTGACAAGGGATGGAGCCAGCATTCCATCGCGGAAAAAATCGGTACCACGCAGCCGACGATCCACCGTGCTTCCAAAGGTTCTGATGTCCGATACGAGCTTGGTAAGGCTATCGAGCGGCTCCACTCCGAAGTATTCCAGCCTGAAGCTGGCGCCTCGGAGGCCGCATGAGCCGTTCAATGCTCAAGGCAGACAAGGCCAGCCGCGACGCTTTCTACGCCAGTGCGCTTAGCTCTGGTTGGGTTCAACCCGTATCGCGTTCCAGGTTTGCACGGATTGTTCAAAGCCTGAGATCACTTCTTCAGGGACTGTCGAGTAAGCAAGGGTTGATCGGGCGTGTGCGATCTCGGTGTCGTATTCGCTCAGCAGGGCAGCAAGTTGTTCAGGCGGAAGCGTTCGGGCAAAAGCAGCCAGAAGGGCGTTCAATCCCATCAGCTCGCCTTTCTGATGATTGATCGTCGCAATGATCCTGTCGATTTCGTCGGCCATGTGTTTTCCCTGTGGTCGATTAGCTGAGTAGGGCGCCGCACTCACCAGCGCCTTTGGGCGTTGCGGCGGGTAGACCGGCCCCGGAAGCCTCACCAGCATTCCGGGGCTGGTCGGAGAGCAACAAACCTGACGCCTAGGCGGCAGGTGCAATAGAGGCGGGAACACAGGGCGGTCACTCACCAAAGATTCAGCCCTGGTTCCCGCGGTCCGGAGAACGGGTACCACCCCTGATCTCCTCAACACTCGAGGCGCCTGCCCACAGCATAAGCGGGCGTTCTCGACTGCTGTAGGCGTATGGTGCGGCAGTTGCCGAGCCGGCGTCTATGGTAGTGAACAGGGTTTAACTACCAATGAGCACTGCAACCGTGTTTGACCAGGGGCCGCAGCGCGCCCTGGAAGAGGCAGTCGACCTCGATTGCCGCGAGTATCGCGGCGGGCACACCGCCGTTTGCGCCCTGTTGGGTGAGCCCTACGGGCCTTTCCAGAAACGTCTTTCCACCGCTTACCCCGACCATCACCTGCGCGCCTGCGACCTGGCCCGCGTGGTGGAGCTGGTGCGCGGCCCGGCCGTGCGCGAGTGGTTCGAGCAGGTGTACGGCGTGGCCAGCTTTGCAGTGCAGCCGGTGGAGGCCAGCCGCGATGCGATGTTGACGATGGGGCGCTTCCTGACCAAGCAGGCCGGCTATGTGAGCGCGGTGGCTGAGGCGGTTGACGATGGCGTTTGGACGGACGCTGAGGTCGCGGCCCTGGAAGAACACACCTGGGCGGTGATCCGCAAGATGCTGGGCATCCTCGAAGGTGCCAAGCAGGCGGCGAAGCGGGGGCAGGAGGTGCAGCATGGTTGAGGTCAATAAGGCCGAGCTGCATGTTTGGCGCGCCACTACGCAGTTTGGTGAGATTTGCCATTTTGGTGAAGCTAATTACGCCCGTGCTTGGGCGGGAGAGGCTGGCAAGGTTGAGCGTGTAGATCTCACGCCAGTGCCTGACCTGAGCCTAGTGGTGGCCAGAGAGCCGCTGCCAATTGAAGTTGTCGGCTATGCGTCTCCTGGGCAAATCGAGGTTTTGCGAAGTGTTCCACTTACTGGTGGGATGAAGGTTAAGGGTTCAAAAGACGCCCGTTATACAGAAGCATTGGTGCTTCTCAGCGACGCAAGGGCTGCAGTTTTCTCGGCAATTGTCCGGTGTGAGCGAGAAGGCGCCTTCAAAGCCTGCATGGAGTGCGGCTATCAGGACGGACACGACGAGATATGCCAGTTCCATCAGAGTAAACGGGCGATCTGGGTGCCGGTGGAAGAGCACCTGCCAGCCCCTGGCCGTACTGTGTTGGCCTCCTATATCAACAGCGTTGGGCGGATGCGCCGTATCCGTGCCCAGTACGTCGAGCGCTGGACTATCGAAATCGATGCCGCCACTGCTGACCCTGATACCGAGTGCGTCGAGTACAGCGAAAGCGCTGATGCCTTCTACCTGCTAGAAGGCTGGTATGAGTGCATCGACAACTGGGATGAGTACACCCGTATCGCCGTGACTGAAGGCCAGGTGAGCCACTGGATGCCGTTGCCGGCTGCGCCTGTTGGCTCAACCGTAAAGGAATCCTTGTCAGTTCAGCCCGTCAAGGTTGCGCCTGATGATTCGTTGACTGCAGCGGTAGACGCGGCAATGGTTGAAATGCAGAACATAAGCCCGCCGCTGCGCCGCAGCGAATGCGAGCGCCTGATTCGTGCAGCCCTGTCAGTTCTGTGCGTGCAGCACGGAGGTGATGCATGAACCGCCCAGCCCTGCGCGCCAAGCTGCGCGGCAAAGTCAATCAAGCGGCCCGTCGCCTGCGTGAACTGCACGCGATGCGCGATTGGGCTGGTATCAGGGTTGCCCTGCAGGACTACTGGCAGGCGGCCGATGCCTGGAGGGCGGTCTGTGTCTGACAAGATCCCGCTTTCCCTTTCTGAGCTGCCCTTGCTGCTGCGCTTTATCCCGGCCGATAGCCGCGAGACGTGGGTGGCGGTCGGTATGGGCATCAAGGCCGAGTTCGGCGAAGACGGCTGGGATGCCTGGAACGAGTGGAGCCAGAGCGGTACCGGGTACAAGCTGGCCGATGCGAAGTCAGTGTGGAAGTCGTTCCGCAAGAGCGGTACCGGCCTGGGCTCGGTGATCAAGCTGGCCCAGGACAACGGCTGGACGCCGGAGAAGAAGGAACTGACCGCCGAGCAGAAGCGCAAGTTCGCGCGTGAGCAGGAGGCGCGCCGTGCGCAGCGCCAGGCCGAGATCGAGGCGGACGAAGCCTTGGTGTCGGTGATGCGCGCTGCCGTGGCCGGCGCCTGCCAGCGAATCTGGGCCGAGCATGCCAGCGAGCAGGGCGATAGCCCGTATCTGGACAAGAAGCAGGTGCAGGCCTGGGGCGTGCGCTTTATGGCCCGCACGGTGGTGCTGGAGATCGATGATCAGGAGCAGCGCTGCCAGATCTGGGAAGGCGAGCACGCGCAGACCTTCCTGAAGTCGGTGCCGAAGCCCCGGCCGGCGCATCTGTCGATGCTGGTGCTGAAGCGTGGTGACCTGGTGATTGCACTCCGTGATGAGGCGGGCGCTATCCAGTCGCTGCAGCAGATCAACCCGCAGGGCAACAAGCTGTTCCCGCGCTACGGGCGCAAGGCGGGTTGCTTCCACGTGCTGGGTGATCTTCTGGCGGCTGAGGTGATCGGCATTGCCGAGGGTTACGCCACGGCGGCGAGTTGCCTGGAGGCAGCTGGCTGGCCGGTGGTGATGGCGGTGGACTCGGGGAATATGCCGGCAGTCGCCAGGGCCATTAGGGCGAAGCACCCATCAGCGCGCATTGTGCTGTGCGGTGACGATGACCCGACCAAGCCGGGCAATCCTGGCCGCACGAAGGCTGAGGCGGCGGCGCTGGAGGTTGGCGGTGTGGCGGTGTTCCCAGCCGGTGGCCATGGCAAGGAT